ATACAGGCTCACCAAGTTGCCTCTTACAATATGTGATAAGATCAGCTCTTGAATTTGGAGACGCCATTACACACAAAAATCCCTTCTTACCTATTTAGGAAGAAGGGATCTGAGAGTTATTCTACTACTTCTGTGGGTGCTGCTTCTGCTGCTTCCTCAGGTTTCTCTTCTAGAAGACCTAGAGTTTCTAGACCGCCTTCTAGTTTAATCTTATACTCTTTTGCTTTGACTAGATTTGTTTCGAGTTCAGCAATTTGCTTTTCGGTTGTAGCAATTTGCTCTTCAAAGTTTGTTTTAAGTTGTGCTGGATCCATGGTTATCACATGTAATTGTGTATGTTTTATTTATTATAGTTCTGTATTCTCAATCCAACTAGTAATAATGTATTTTTCACCAGACAATGGGGGGTTTCCCCTATGTGTATGCATCCATTGTGCTGGCCAGATTAAAAATTTACCTCTTTCTGGTTTTACTCTAAGAGACTGATATAGAAATTCCGTCTCTCCACCTTCATCAACATCATTTAGATATAATATTGTAGCAAACATTCTCCTGTTGTTTGCATATGGTCCATCTTCATAATGCCAAACATGATACCCTTGAGATTTGGAAGTCTTTTGAATATTCATATAAGCTTGTTGAAACTCAAAATTAGCAACACTATTCCACCTTTGAACATACAAGTCCATTGCTTGAGAAGTTAAATTATTATAATCAGAAAGTAATGGAACGTTTCTATTGAAATTTAACATATGGGAAGTAGTATCAATAGTAATAAGATCATCCTGTACTAGTTGTGCTCTTTTTTGAGGTGTATCATTTTCAACATTTATATTTCTTCTACGGATAATATTATTTGCTTGATCTGATTTTTTATGGAAGTCAATATACTGACTACAATTTATATCAGAATAAAATATTCCAATAAAATCATCTCTCAATTCAAAATCTTTAATCATCTCCAAAACTCCATGTCTTTATATTTTTTTATGATAGAAGGGGGTAAAACGTCATGTGGATTTCTAGAAGTTTTCTCTACATTATTTCTAACATAATGAAGATCTGGCAATCCTAGTAGATCATCTCTTGAGGAAAATTTGTTCTCTAAATTTTTATACTCATGATGATACTCTGGTAAATCTAAAAATCTATACAACTCACTAATAGTTTTATTTGTGTCTAAAACTAGGTCGTCGTATTCAACTAGATGAATACAATCTAATTTGTAAGATTCTTTCATACAGTTTAACACAAGATCAATTAGACCTTCTCTTTGCATTAACCATTCACAACGATTTAGATTATTAATTTCTAATCCTTGTCTAGACAAATACACGTCAACAAAAGAGTTTTTTGATTTTTGAATCAAACAGATATATGATGATAGTATTTCTACAATACTTCGGACACAACAAATTACTTTTATATTTGGATTTATAACACCTAAAATATGATTAATGTTAAAGGTGCTATTCCAAACTCTACATTTATCAAAGACATATTTTTCTTTTACATCAGAATAATATCCATCAACAATTCCCTTTGCGATGTATTTAAAACAATTAACTTTTGGATATAGTATTTGTTGTTCATTGGTTTCTAAAACGTTAAAGGCATTAGATACCAAATTACAAACTGGAGATTCTGGACCAGAATGAAATGCTGGATTTTGATTTAGAATTGTAGAAAGTAATGTTTCTCCAGATCTAGGAAATCCAGCAATAAAAAAATATTCTTTATTCATTGCTATAATCTTCTACTCTTAGAATAGCAGAGGATAAATTTCTACCATCATCAAAGTTAATTTTTCCATATGGCATTGAATTAAATGCGATAGACCACCTCTCATCTTCTCTATCATTAATTGCTCCATGTTCTACCCAATGAGGAAAAAACACTACTCTTCCTGGGACAGGATCTAAAGTAAAATACGAATTCTCATAGGGGGAGATTGGCATTGTAGATTGATGTGATCGATATACAACTGGATCTCTTACAGCAAGAGGAGCTCCTTCAGTTAAGAAAAATACTCCACTCCAAGCACTCATGGGATGACGATGAAATTGATTTGAAGTATGTGGACCATATTTGTTTGCCCACGCTGTAGTTATTTTAAATCCATCACATTTAAATTCATATCCTTGTCTTAATTCTTCAAGACATTGATTTAAAAATACAAATAACTCTGAGTAGTTAGGGTCTAGATAGAGATTAGGATCAGATTGATCAACAACTTGTGTTCCTTCATTGGTAAAAGTTGCTTTGGTATATTCTAAAAGAGCTTCAGTATCACCTTCCCAATCAGCGTGGAACAATCTGGTTGGGAAAATTTCTAGTGCTTGTAATGACATAATTAAATAAAATTAAAATTAAATGAGATAGTTACTCTTAATTCATCACTTGTTTGTCTAGCAACTCTATGTTCAAAAAATGATGGGAAAATTATAATATCTCCTTCTTCAACATCTAATGTTGATTGTGGGTGCCACATTGGTGGGATTTGATCCATAATAAAAGACTCGTGCCTTGGTGATGAAGAGATAGATACTTGTCTATATGGATTTACAAATATAGTAGAAGTGTGAACTTCTGGATTGTATTTTAAATAATGGACTGCGGAAAATTGACAGGGCAAATGATCATGTAGATCATGAGATTGATTGTTTTTATATGCATTAACCCACGCACTATTGACAGAAACTTGTCCAGAAATATTCATTTCTTTAGCAAGATCTTCAAAATTGGGCATATACAGAGGTAACACATCTTGCCAAGAAAATCCAACGTCTTTACCATAAGTAGTAAAGATATCGTTATCCCATGGGGCAGAGAACGTTGTTGGATTTTTTTCATACTCTTCTTCTACCCATCCCATACACATGGATTGGATATCAGAATTGCTCTCTACCTTTGCTCTGTAAATTGATATAGGAAATAATTCAGTTAGCATAATATATGATGTCTCAAACTATTATAGCAGAACTTCCTCAATCTCGCAGTTATCCAAAGTAAAGTTTGGCATATGTGGATCAGTTGGAATGTTTGGATCTCTCTTACATTCCATAGAAAATTTTACTTGATTTAATGTAGGAACTACAGTAAACTTACTGTCATCTGGTGTCATGTATTTGGTTGGAGGAACTTTAACAATATTTGTATTGTTTAGTTTTCCAGCATCATCATAAAGTTCTATGACGTATGTAAATTCGTTGTTTGCGTCTACAACAGTTTTGTTCTTGTATACTTTAATTTTCATTTATCTTACCCAAAGTGCTAGGTTATAATTAACGACCCCATTACCACCGCCCATACAGTTGATGAATGGAGAATTGGGGTTAATACCACCTAGGTAATTAACTCCATTGGAATTAGATCCATAAATCTCCTTTCCTCCACAATATGCAGAAACCATACAGTATCCAGCATAACCACCCCAGTTTCCATTGTGTCCGTGTTTTACACCAACACCACCAGCAGTATATCCATAATTACCATTACCAGAAGCACCTGATGTAGAAATTCTTGCTTTTGCTTCGTTAGAAGAGTTAAAATTGTTAGTAACATTAAACATCAAATTATATGATGCGTTGTTATAACCATTAATAGTATTTGAAATAAACAAATCTCCACCCAAAATTTGTGGGCGATTATTATTCCAAGTTAATCCATTAGAATAATCTTGACCACTTTCTCTTGCGCTAGTTGAAATAGTTTTATTTGTACCCGATGCCATCATGGTATACATGGTCTGACCAGGAAAGTTATCATTAGCATAAACTCCATATCCATGAAGTTGACCAGCTGTATTGTCAAATCCACCTTGTTTGTGAACCATGAAACAAATTTTACTTACTGGGTATTTGTCGTAAGCTCTTGTTTTAATATTTGCTGACCATGGAGTTCCTTCTGTTGCTCCCTGTGAATTTTGGGTAGTCCAGAAAGAAGTATTATCCCAATGTGGAATTCCACCTTGACTGTTCTGAGCACTGTCTGTATTGATATTAAATACTAAAATCCAAGGAACTCCATCAATTGGATTATCCATCTTCGCATATGCTTGATATGTCTGATCAGAAGAATCTTTAAACCAGTAAACACCGTCAGAAGTAACACCAGAATCTACCAAATCTTGTAAACTAGAAGCAGCTTTTTCTGCAGAAGAACCATCAGCTCCTGTGCTTCCTCCACTAGTCCATTCGGTTCCATTCCATAATTGAACTACATTTTCTTCGGTATTGAAGATCATGAATCCAGTCGAAACTCCACTTAGAGCATCTCTCTGTGCAACAGTATATGTTGGGAGATTTAATTTTTCTGTGACATTTAAAGTGCCTGCGTTTAATGTAGACATATCGTTTCCTTACTAGACGTATTTATAGTATAGTTTATTATGATGTAATAGGTGGAACTTTTTTCCACTCTTTATCAGTAGCATTTACTGATATATTTTTTGGTGCAAACACATACATGAAACCATCAGAAGTATTAAATGCTAAGGTTCCAACGTCAGCATCACCAGGCATAGATGATATACTAGAGAATTTTGGTACAACTACACCAACAGTAGATATAGCATTTTTTAATGTTATTTTTGCTGACATGCCAAATATACAGTGTTATGATACTATTTATTTAGATGATGGACCAAGTGCCACCACTGGAAATTGTAATAGTAAAACCATCTGCAATTTCCACTGGACCACCTGACTGTGCGATAACACCAGAGTTAATAGTGACATTGCTTTCAATCAAATCAGATGTTGTTCTAATAATGCCTTTAGAATCTAACCATTGTGGTAGTCCACCAACATACATACTACCAGTCATGTTTAAGTCGCCAGCAATATCTAATTGATAAGCAGGTGATGTAACATTACCAATACCAACTTTGGAGTTTCTATAGATGTTAGCGCCAGAATCATTTGCAGATTCCGTCCATCTAGAAGTAACAAATAATGCATTGTCCTGGTATAAGAGACCATTAATGTTTAGATCTCCATTGACATTTAAGGTATAGTTTCTGGTTTCGTTTGGATCTACTGTAGTATCAACTCCAGAGAAACTATTTGTGTTAATAGCAACTCTATTAGTAGTACCTTGGATAGCAAATGCTGGAGCTTGAGCAGGAGTTGCTAAACTCTTCCAATCATCACCACCATTAGTTTGTGATGCGTAGATCTCGAATAAATCAGCACCTCCACCAATGTTGGAACCTAGGCGGAAGTTCTTACCACCACCAGGTCCTGTTCCACCACCTCTAAGTTGAATATCTGCTTCTTGGTTTGCAGTTCCTTTCGCAATTCTTACACTGTTAAGTGCGTGTGTAATATCACTATAGATATTTTGCCATCTATTAGAATCAGCACCCAAGTCCTGAGCACTATCAGCACCAGGAAGAACATTGCCACTATTAGAAATTGTAAGTCGTGTCGCAGAAGTAGAAGTTGCTGTTCTGGTTCTAATAATTAGTTCACCAACATTAGCACTTGTTCTGTGTGTTGTAATACCCCACTGAGCAGCAGCAGATGCACCATGTTGTAATACAATACCAGATTCGCCAGTATCTACTTGATTGAATACACTTGATTGGTAAAGTGATCTTTGAGAAGATATTGCTGCTCCTGTAGTGAACTCATCATCACCAAGTGCTGTGTAAACATTAAAGGTAAGATTATTGGCGTTAGTTGTCTGACCTACGTTAACTAAATTATCGGTAGAATTAACGTAGAAAGTTCCACTATCAACGGTTAGATCAGCACCAATAGTTCCGTTTCCACCAACATTAAGAGCACCTGATCCCTGAACAACTAGATTATTATTTCCAGTGATCGTTAGACCACCAGTCATTGTATCACCAGTTTTCAGAACGTTAAGTGATGCAGCACCAGTTAGATCTGCAGTAATTGTACCAGCAGCAAAATTACCACTGGTATCTCTCATTACAGCAGACTTAAGTGATGTTGTAGAAAGTACATTAGCACTATTAAATGCAACATTACCTGCGTTCCAAATAATATTATTGTTAACTGTAAACTCGTTTTCATCTATAACTTTAACTTCAAGACTACCAGATCCCTCATTCGCATCACCGCCGCTAGCAATAATTGCAACGTTGTAAGTAGGATCTCCATTATTATCTACTGCTTGTGCTTGTGAAGAATTGAAATAGATGTATGGTTGAGTTGCAGCAACACCATCATATCTGCCAAGTCTTAAATAACCAGTACCAGAGGTATTGCCCATCTCTGCATACTGAACTGTATTGGCATCATAAATTTCCCACTGTTCAAATTCTCTTTCATCTCCTGCTACACCAATATAAATTGCAGCACCAATATTTCCACCAGAAGCAAGTCTTCCAACGAGCATTGTATATGTTTTACTAGAATCATTTTGATCAATTATTTGAGGATTTGCTGTGATAGTAAAATCACCAACGCTCAATTTGTTGATATCATAAATGTCAACTGTACTGTTAGTTTCAAAATCTCCACCTGGAGAAATATCAAGAGCTTGTCTTACTAAAATTCTATAGAAAGTATCGGTTCCTCCATAAGATGAAACTTCAATTTTATCTCTGAACTTAGTAGAACTTCTCCACGTTGGAAGTCTAGTATCAAAGAGTTCGTTATCTTTAATGTTCCATCCATCTTGATACCATACACCTTGCTTGTTATCAAGTTTATCTGCATCTAATCCAGAATCAATACCCATGTTTCCAGAGGTCCAGATCTCTTGCCATGAACCATATGATGATACAGCAGAACCGGAACCACGGAAGTAAATTCTATCATCATTTGCAAATGCCATTTGCCTGACACCACCAAAAGTAGCATCTCCACCGGTTGATCCATTACGAAGAGTCATTACTAAATGCTTGGTAGCATTTTGACCTAAGTTATTCAATGCTGGGAATGCTGCTGACAACCCGTTGGAACTATTGAATAGAGTTTGAAGTGTTACACCTTGTACAGCTTCTGATGGAGCAGGATTGGCGTTAGCATTACTGATACCAGTATCAACACGAAGTGTGTTAGTAGATCTACCACTAATATCGATACCGTAAGTTCCACTAGCAAGTTTATCTGGATTGATACTACTATCAACAAAGAAAGCACCATTGAGATAGTAAGAACCTTGCTGACCGTCTAATAAATCAGCATCAAGTCCGCTATCAGGACCCATCTGGATAGATACAGATCCATTTCCTTCATTGCCAATATTGAACTGAGACTTCTTAAATCTAGCAACACCAATAGTACCAAAGAGATCTTGAGAAATTGTTAGATCGGAAACTCTTTGTACATCAACTGCGATGTTAGCAAATTGTTTTGCAACAGTTGCTAGTTTTGCGAGTAGAACTAAACCAGAACCAGATCCAATGATTGCTGGATTTGGTGTGACTTGGAAATCTGCAGTATATCCACTACCAGAATTGGTTACAGTGACTGTAGTAACTTGACCTGATTGTCCATTCTCACCAACAATGATATTTACTCGTAGATCATTTCCATTAATTCCTGCAGGTGCATCTAATGCAACATCAAAGTATTGACCATCAGTAAATCCAGTGCCTGGATTTGCAATAACAATAGAATCGATAAACTCAGATCCAGTCTGTGTAGAATCAAAGACTAGTGGTGAAGAACCACGACCAAATTCTATAACTGTTCCTAGCGCAATATTTGCTGTGACTGGATTATTGAAAGAAACTGTTGTCAAGTTTCCAATAACTGTTACACCATTTACGGTAGTGTCTGCTGGAATTCCTGCTACAGAATCACTGATAGTATGTCCTTTGAGAACATCTGATAGTCCTTGGAAGATAAACGAACTTGCTCCTATAGATGCTTGAGCAAAAAGTCTTGCGAAGTATCTTGTTTCTGCACCTTTAAGTGATTGAACAGCACTAGCATATCTTTGGTCTCCCCTTAAGAAGGTAAAGGAGTTTGCTGCTTCTGAACCTAGTAATGTGGAAGAAATAACTTGACCTGGAGCAGCAGTAAGATCTCCAATATTAATAGCTTGTGCGGAAAGAGATACCCAATTGCTAGAAGTAAATGCTGAGGTGTTGACAACTCTAGTAATATTGATACTATTTGTAGGAGAAGAACTATCATCAAATGTATCGGTATCAAGCATCTTAATCTTGTTAACGATATTACCGTACAATCTACTTTCAATAAGTCCGGTGGCAGTTGCTTGTGTACCAGCTCCAGGAGGTGCTGCGATAGTTATAACAGGTTGTGTGGTATAACCTTCTCCACCAATATAACCAGCATTTTCTTCAATTGTAATAGTAACAATTTCGCCATTAGCAATAGAGCAAGTTGCAGATGCTGGAATAGCACCAGCAGAGGGATTACCACCAGAAATAGTCACTGTTGGAGCAACGGTGTATCCAGAACCACCATCAGTAATGTTAATTTTATATAACACACCTTCTCTATATTCAGTAGATTGAATTCTACCTGTAGATGGTGTACCAGTATATACATCACCGACATTGAATGATAATGTTGGATCTACAGCAAATCCAAGATATAGACTTGTTAAGTCATTGTTTAGAATAAATGAAGTCTGAGTGTCTTGCTGAATCGCAATATCACCGGCAAGTGCTCCTTCTAATCCTAATCTTGCTGCCTGATCCGCAACAGTAAAGACGCTGAATGGTCTAAGTGCTGGGATCTGATCAAGAGAGATCTTGCCAGAATCTGTGAGTTCAACCAGTGCTCTAGGAACAGCGTTTGTAGAATATGGTTTGTTGATATAAGGTCCAAGGTTGTTGGTGATGTAGTCCTTAACTGCCTTCTGTGTAGGTAGTTTAGAATCACTTGTGTTTGCACCACCAAGAGTATTTGAGTTATCAAAACCAGTGACAACAACGTCACCACCTTTCAGTTTCAAGAATTCAACTTCCGAAATTGTAACAGTACCTGTGAAAGTAATATTACCAGTTCTGTTTTCAATTCTCGCAAATGTACCAACTTTAAAGTCTCCTAGTTCGTCAGTACCTGAGACATATACACGACCATAGTTTTCAGATACCTGCTCGTTTGCCTCAACTTTAGTTCCACCGTTCTCAGGAAGAGCTAAGTAGTTAGTTCCGGAACCTGCAAATTCCCATGTGTGCGAGGAGGAGTTGACGATAGATGGTCTGTGTAATCTAATAGTAGCATTTGCTGCATTAGATGGTGTCAATGCTTGCTGTAGTGCTGTTAGACCAGAAACAGTGGCACCATCAGATTCTCTGATAAGAGATAATCCATTACCAATACCATCATCAATAGTAAGTGTTGCAGAGAAAGGAGGTCCAACAGTAACAGCACTTACAGCATCAATAAAGAATTCTTTATCCGGATCTGCATTTCTAAATCCATCAATTTTAATAATATAATGCTCAAGTGGTTCCCTGCCAATATTACCAATTGTCATGGTAGTTCTGCCAGTTGGAGTTTGTGATACAACATTAATTGTACCTGCGTCAAACTCGTATGGGTCTTTACGGAAACCCGTTCCCCTTAAAGCAAACGTACCAAAGTTGGTAGCAGAGTTAGTAATAGAAGCATAACCACCAGTATCGCAGAAAACACCATCTTGACAGAAGATAACAAAAACAGAAACTAATTGTGTATAACCATCGTTAATAACTTTATAACCTGTGCCACCAAAGGAGACAATCGTGAATGCCGCAGCAACCATCGACTTACCTTGATTCGGGAACGATGCTGTTCCGTCTGGTTCCAAACCAGGGAAAGGACAGTTAGGTTGCTTAACTTTATCACCATCGATCAAAGCACCACTACCACCTCTAAATGAGATAACAGAAGCATTCTGTGTATATGGAGATGCCTCAATAATTGGGAAGTCATCATACCTACCACGAACCGCCATGCGGTTATTATTAAAATCACTTATAAAACTATCTGGATATGATAAAATACTATTAGTTTCGTATAAAGTTCCAAAAGTTTGTGTGATAGATCCAGGGGCAGCACCATTAATAGCATCCGAAGCATACTCCAAAATACTATCAAAGGTTGTTAATGCTGTTGTGATAGCAGAAGCAATAGCAGCACATGATGGGTTTGCACTATCTTCTAGAATACTCCAATCTTCAAATTTTGGAATGAGTGAAGTTGTTGCGAATGGAGCATAGATAATTTTAGTTCCATTTGCTAATGCACTTACAAACGTGTGTGCGTCTGTATTACTACCAGCTGCTCCAACATTACATGTAACTGTTGTGTTGCCACTAGAAGATGAAACGTTAGTAATTAAGAAACTTTGACCAAAATTTGCATCAGTTCTATATGGACTTGAATCATTACCACCGCCATTAGCAGCACAACTATATGTAATAGCTCCTTCAGCAAAGGCGATTCTATCTGAATTGGCAACTGGTGGTGTTGTGGGATCTGGAATGACTACTGTCATCACACCAGTTGCAGGAAGATATGTAGATCCTGTTGGTGTAGATGTGATAACATCTCCATCAGACCAATTACGCATTGCCGCAATAGCAAGATCTTTTACTTGCTGGAATGCATATCTAGTTTCTTCTAATTGTGCTTCTGGAATTCCAGAAAGAACAGTTCCACTAAAATACGATTCTGCAGCAGAAACAATACCATGGTTTCCTCCAAGAACTAAATCTCTTACAAGACCTTCAATTACAAGTCTAATGTCTCTAAGACATTTTCTTTGACGAATATTTGAAAGACCTAAAGTTGGATATGCTACCTCAGTATCAATAAGTGCTTGGTCTGCAATTAGATCAGCATTCTTAGCAATTAGATAAGCAGCATCAAGATATGTTCCAGATGCATCATTAGTAATAACATCTACCCAAAGATATGATAATGTATCGATAGCAGATCTTACGTCATCACAAGCAGGAGTTCCTGCTGTTGTGTTGATAATTGTTGGATCGGTGTATCGTGTTGATGTAGCATATTTTGTGGTATATAAAGGATCTGTGATAGTTCTGTTTTTGATCCTCCAATTACACATTGCATATATTGCTAGTTCTCTAGCAGATTCAATAGCACGTACATTTTGTATAATTTCGTCTTCAATAAAAGCAATTTTTCCATCAACAATATATTTTTTAGAAGCTTCAATAATATTATGATTAGATCCAAACTCAAGGTCTCTTACAAGAGCGTTGAGGAAATGTATTACATCTTGCTTACATTGCTCATCTCCGTTAGACCCATTATTTACATTTGTTGGTGAACTATATGATGGATAAATTTTCTCACCAGCAGCACAAGAAATTAAAATATCTGCTAACTGAACAGTATCATCTTCAGACAATGCAGAAATGGCAGCTGCCGTTGTTGTAATAGTAGCTACGCCAGTTATTGCAGTATCATATACAAATCCACTAATAGCATAAGAAGTTCCTCCAAATGTTATAGTGCCACCACTGACATATGTGTTTGCATGATCTAGTGGACCTAGATAAATGTCAAATGTATTGTTAACTGCATCTAAGTTATAGACAGAATAGTAATCTGATTTGAATTTATCGTTAATAATACCAACTACTTCTTCTGCGATGTAGTCTCTATTATTTCTAATTAACTGACAAGCATCTTGATATCTTCTTTCGACAGGAGTGGCAAGTGGAAACTTATTTGGTGAGTTGAGTAGGGATAAAGTAACAGACTTAGAATAAGATTTTACTACAGCAAATTCACTTGGTTGAAAATTAGCAACACTTTGACTTGGAACTTTCTTCGGAATAACAAATCTTCGCGCACGACCATCGGCATCATCCAGAACTTTGTAAATTCTTTGTTTTCCGTTTAAGAAAGACAGATCTGGGTTTGATGTTGGCAAATTTTCAAGAATAATTTCTTGACCTTCTTTAAACTCATGAGTATTAGTTCTACCCACAAGAGCACTGGTGTAGACAACAACACCACCAAGATCTTCTGCATTGCCAAATTGTGCATCTTGAAAACCACCAGTAGCGATACTTGGATCTCCTTGTAGAGAAAAATCTAATCTAGTGATGGGTAGGGTGGAAATGATATCTTCGTCATATGATACAACTTCGCCCTCAGCTCTAATTGACTTGAGATTTGTGCTATCAAGAGTATTTGTCGCACCAGCTGCAGCATTAATGTTAATGGTTTCTGATACAGTTGTATCCCATCCAACTGCTCCTAAGATAGGGACAAAAGTAACATCCCAATAAGCAGGAGCACTACCATTATCAATTATAGAAACTTGATAATAACCTTGAGTGAAAGATGAATTATCAGTATCATCTAGAAAAACAACATCGGATACAGAAATATCTCCTGTTGGATCTGTAGTAAACCTTAAAGTATTTTCTCCAGAGGTGCCACTAATTGTTTGTGATAACGCAGAACCAGTGGAAGCAGAAGAAATGAATTGATATTGATCACCTTCAATGAAAGCACCAGATGATAGTTGTACATCAACTGTACCAGAAACAAAAGCATTTGATCCTGTTGTACTATCAAAAGATACATCAAACGTATCTGCTCTAGCACCAGTGTTTAAACCTAATAGTTGACTACCAGTTTGGAGAAGTGATAATCCTGTATTATTTTGGAACGTAATACGAAATCTATCTGGTCCAAAAACCTGATGTCCAATTGGAAACTGTATACCAAAGTCTCCATTAACTTCATTATCAATAATAATTCTTTGCTTGTCATCGAAGACCATAGCAAAGTCCCACGTACCAACTGGGTCGCCATTAGAGTCAATTTTGTCTCTATAAGTAACTCCAGTGACGTAGTTTTTATCACCAAATTTGAAGATATGCTTACCAACGTTTGCTGGTCTAATAATCACCAAACGGAGGTTATCACCAACAACAGAGCAATCAGGAGGTAGTGAGATGGGATTGTCTTCTACATAATCACCACCAGAAACAATTAACGTTTCTTTGACACCAGGAGTAGACCATGCAATTTGTGCTGCTTTCTTGATACTACGAACTGGGTTTACAGCAGAGCGACCATCGTTAAGGTCAGAACCAATTTGCTGTGAGACATAAACACGACCACCAACGTCATTAGTTGCTAGGTTGAGGACGTATTCTGTAGTTGCAATTTTATCAGTTCTATCGCCAAGTTGCGGTGTAATTGAACGTGGGAAAGTTCCTGCTTCCCCAGTACCAAGATAATTAAAATCTGTTGGGTTGTTTACCCTAAAACCGATATGCTTAAATTGAACTTCTCCATTAAGTTCAATACCATCTTTATGTTCTGGTGTGAGAGTTCCAGTAGTTCCTGTGTTTATTGCTTGATATACATTACTAACTGCATATCTATACTGACCTTCTTGTACAATAACATTAGCAGCCCATGGCGTACCAGTGCCATTCATAAATGTTTTGAGATTTGGTCCTCTAAGATCTAAATCTGGAGTAACAAAATTTTCAACGTCAATATTCAGAATTCTGGCAGTATCTGAAATGATAGATGTTGAGGTTCTAATAGCACCATTGATATCTAATTCAAAATCAACAGTATCAAGGAAAGCTGTCGCTGCAGCACCAACGCCATTTCCTCCTGTAAATGAAACATTAGGTACAGATGTATAACCAGTACCAGGATCATTAACAACAACAGTAGTAACTCTGCCATTAAAGATTGTGGCAGATGCTTGTGCTTGTGTTCCACCAGCAGCAGGAGGATCAATAACGACTAATGGTGCTTGAGTATATCCAGATCCTTCTTGATCAAGATCAATGTTATTGACTCTTTGTCCCGTTCTATTAATACCTACACGAGGAAGACCACTAAGTGGGTCTTTCTGAAGGCGCAGGATTTCCTGTTCATTCGCCCCAGTGCCTACCCTAATTGTAGCTTCATTATCACCGATAAGTTTAGGGTTTACGCCCCTGATTTTTTCTTTATCGGAATTAATATGAAAACTCATGGCGCTGTCGTATCCTTGACTTTTTTCCTATGATATATTTAGCACTAAGCCCAAGCAATACTTATAACTTCTGTGGATACCGCCCATTTAATTGTTTGCACTGTTCCTGATCTTACCGTCGAATAACTAAAACGATTAGTTGCTGTGAATGGTAGTACTGTCCATGATTCTCCATTAGGAATATCATCTTTGATGATAGTTAACATGCTAGAAAGAACAGATGTTGCTCCTACTCCATCACAGTAAACAGCACTTTCAATTTTTCCAGAGTAAACAACCCCCGATGGATTGACACCAAGAAAATGACCGGTTATAAAATTAACAGTATTATTACTAACAACAATTTGTGTACCAACATCATCTAACTGAAGTGTTGCCGTATTAACACCTCGTAAAATATAATTTACAGTTTTACTATCGGGGAAAAAATTACTTTTCATTTCGATAGTGTTAAATTCTTTCGCATTATGAAGTTCATCTACATGAACTTTTTCGCCAACAGAAAATCCACCAAGGGATTCAAATTTTTCTAAATTAGTAGCCATTTACTTAATTTCCTGAATTAGTACGGTGAACTGAATAATATCGGCAACAGTGTGATCATTTGATAATGTCACTGTAATTCTTGGTTCTGTAGAAGCAGTAAAGTCAAAAGATGATATAAATTGATCTGCAGAAGTATTTAAACCTCCATATTCACTGTAGAAAATGTCAGTTCCATTATCTATAACAGAATACTCTACCATTGATCTTTTACCAGAACTAGATTTAGAAGCGACTGTTACTTTACATCCTTTAGAAGATGCGCTGTTGTATAAAACTACAGAAGATGATTCTAAACCTCCTTTATCTAATGCAAATGTAGCAGAACTAATTTTATAATCTGCCAATTCAAATTCTTTAAGATCCCCATCAAAAATCTTAACTCCATTAAAAGAACCAGATCCAAATGTAGTGTTGAAGAAAATATCACCCTGATCATCTAATCGAAGAATTGGATCTGTATTTAATCCACTAGAAAGACCAAGATCGAGATACTGTTTAGTACTGCTAATAAATGTTCTGGTTGCGCTACTATTATCAATTGTAGTAGCATTACTATTCAGAGTTAAAGTTTGTGTATCGAGAGCAAGACTTGTTCCGCCACTAGTCGTAATTGTATCAATGTTTGTAAAATCAAGTACAGTTTCAGTTAACTGAATTGTGTTAACATTATTGTTGTAAAAATAAAGAATATTCTCATTTGCTGCAGGAGCAGTTTCTGGAATAATGTATGTATTGCCATCAACATCTCTAACACCACCAAGAGAAGACCAGTTAACACCACTATAACCTTCAAATTGTTGGATTGTGGTATTGAATCTAATAGAACCAGGACCAGCAGGAGCAATTTGTTTTTCGTTATCAGTACCAGAAGGAATTCTAAAGTGGGTATTTGACAATATAATTGTTTGCTTACCTGCATTTGGTTCAATAATCAAATCTTGAACAGTTGTTGAAATTCTATTGTCATGCAATTTTAACTCAGATCCAATAATCAGAGGACAATCTTTAAAAGGTCCTACCCTAACTTCTTCAGCATTATCAAATGTGATTGCTGAAACTGATGTTTGACTCCAAGCTAATTGTGCGGTGCCATTATTCTCCGTTCCTGTTGTATGTGTTGGTTCACCACCAGAAGAAGCAGTTGTTCCATCACTTAGAACTTCGTATATATTGTTTCTATATCTAATGTATTGTCCATTGGTCACCGGAGTGTTTGCAGTCCATTCTACATATGTTGGAAGTCCTAACTTTGTAGAAGAGATTGTTTTAACTCCTGTAAAATCTAAAGCACTTGGAGTTAATTTTAATGTGTTAACAGAATCATTATAGAACCACAGAGTATTGTCATTTGCTCCGGCAGTAAGTTCTGCTAAGATATAAGTATTACCATCAATATCACGAACACCTCCTAGAGAAGACCAAGATGTTGTGGTAGCATTATATCCTTCATATTGATTATTGTCTGTATTAAATCTAATCGCACCATTTTGTGCAATTGGTTGTTGTGGTCTTTGTAAAGTATCTCCAACAGGAAGAACTAATGCAGTTGTTCCTGATACTTTTGCAATTCTTCCTCCTGCAGGAGCAATAGTCAAATCATTAGCACCAATAGTGCTAATTTCTGCTAATTCAATTTGAAGAACATCTGAAGAACTAAAACTTCCTGTGGATTTAACCACACCAGCGGTAGTAATATTACCGTTAGTGCTACTCATTTGTAAACTAGATCCAACATTAAGTGGATTATTTACATTTAAACTTAGAGCAGTCAATTCCAGATTAGTAGAAGAATCAATTTGCTCTACATTTAGATTTGTAGTTGTAGTATTTGTTGCAGAAATATTAGTAATATTTCCTTGTTCTGATGTTATTGATGTAGTTGCGTTTACAGTTGCACTAGAAACTTCACCAGTTAAAACGTTTGTACTTACTGTATTTGATGAAGAAACACTATTTACATCTAAAATAAATCCACTTCCGAAAACTTTTGGATTATTTGGATCAATAGTAATCGAAGATGAACCACCTTCACCAGCATGACTCTCATCTGGATTTGCACAATAGTAATATAAAGGTGTTGGTGTTGTTGCTGAAACTTTAATTGATAATGTAGTTGCTGTTCTAGTAACAGCATCTGTATATTCAGCACCATAAAATTGCAATACTGCAGTTCCAGAAGCAGTTGGATTAACAGTCAAAGTCAGTGTAGTTCCACTGTCTATACTTTCTACAACTGTAGATTGGTCAACATTTCCGGAACCAGATACGTATTCAGCAACCATTCCAGGTAAGATTCCGGTAGTTGAAGAAACTGTAATTTGTTTATCGCTAGTTAACATACTAGCAGTAATATTTTCAATTAAACTTTGTCCCCATCTTCCTTCTGGAAAAGAACTCAATGCAAAAGTGTGGATTGAATTTGATGGATCACTGAAATCAAACTGATATGTGTTTCCAACATATAAAGTAAAACTTGGTTGTAAAGTATATCCAGATCCTACATCTAACTTGTAAAAATAACTTGAATCTACATCAACTGTATTTACTTCAAAAGTTGGGGAAGTTGTTCCTACTTTCCTTAAAACATCACCTGTTTGAAATGAACCTTCCAGATATGCTTCTGTAATATTTCCACCATTTACAGTTGTCTTTACAACAGCAATGCCTGCTTGAGATGATCCATCTGCTTTTTCTAATACATCATCAGCAGAAAACGCGCTAGCAGCAGGAGCACTAACAAATGTGTGCATTGTACCCTGTACATTAATTACCGGGTATACAATCGGATTTGCTAAATCTGTAGGAGTAACATTTAACGTATCTCCTTCTGCATATCCATTACCACCATTAGTAATGTCTAAACTCTCAATAACGCCTAAAGCATCAATCGTATATTGGAATGTAGCAGTACCAGATCCATAAGGAGGAGCAAATGATAATGCTGCAGATCCTGCCTGTGTTGGATTTTGATCTAGAACAACAATATTATTGTCAGTATCAATAGTGAGAACTTTTGTGTTTGCTGGTAGTGTTCCTGTTCCAGAAGATACAGTTACAATAGAACCAATCAAAATTCCATTTGTAGAACCAACAGCAACTTCTGCTAGATTTCCTGGAGATTCAAATGTAAGACTTGCTGCACCTGCGACACTAGGAATATCAGATAAAGTAATTTCTGTAGCACTATCTACAGATGCTACTGTAGTATTGCCAGATAATTGTCCAGTATCTATTTGTCCTCCAAATACTACCATACCATCTAGGATTCCAGCAGTAGATGTTACTGTAATAACAGCACTTGCATCGCTAAGAGTTGTTGCCAAAGGACCAGCACTTCCTTTTAGTTGTCCGCTAGTGCTTGTCGCGCCAGGTAGACTTAAAACATCCGTTATTTGATATCCAGTTCCTTTGTCGGAGAATAACAATTCAGTTACTTTTCCTGGTGTTGTGGAAACTGTATATTGAAATCCTGAACCAGATCCACCAACATCAGTATTGTTAATTTCAAGAATATTATTCAACTGATAGTTTGTACCAGAATCTGTAATAATTACCTGAGTAATAATACCTTGATAATCAAAACTACTGATAGTCCATGCAAATCCACCGCCACCAAAAGTTTGACCACCAATATCACGTTGGGAGGCACTTAAAACATCTCCAATTTGATAATCAGATCCAATTGTTATGTTAGAAACACCAGTAATCGAACCACCAGAGTCAACAGTAATATCTGCGGTTGCACCAGATCCATAAGATCCAGCACCTCCAGTTGTGATGGTAATATCAGCACCCATACCATCATGAGAAGCACAATTATATTTGATTGTTTCGTTAGGCGCGGATGGTTTAATGATTAATTGGACAATTGCATTTGCCGTGCCAGGAGTTCCTTTTGTAATTACCGAATAGTAATCCGTGCTTAATGTTCCACCTTGTGTATTTTGAATAACAAATGGATGTGTATCATTTGATGTATCTGAAACATCAAACGTATATGAATTTCCTTTTACTAACGTTAGTGCTTGTTGTGTATTACCATTAATTTGATATACATTATCTGGGGGTGGAGTACCTGGATTTACTACAGTAGTAACCGTGTATGTTGTCGTAGCGGTGTTAATTAAAGATACTGCTTGATAACTTCCAGTTTCATATGCTGTACCTGGACTACTAATAGAACCAATAATATAAGCGTCTCCACCAATGTCAATTGTTGCTTCTGCACCTGCACCACTACCTGTTGTTGGTGTAAGTGGAACTGTAGTGTAAACCCCTGGTTTGTATCCATTGCCAGCATTGCTAACAACACCACCAATAGATGGTACATTGAAGTCTACAGTAGCACCAGATCCATTTCCACCAGATAAAACTACACCAGTATATTGACCTGGATTGTAATTATCTCCTGTAGTTGTAATGTTTCCAGTAAATTCAGTAACAACAAATTCTGCTTGTGCTCCAGTTCCACTACCACTACTTAACGGAATATCAGTAAAAGTTCCAGCGTCATAGTTTTGACCACCACTACTAATAGAAACACCCGATGTTTCAATAAGTTTTCTTGTTAATAAAATATCTCTAAAAGAATTTAAAGCCGCATTAGAAATATTAAGCAGATTCTTTGAATTGTGAACAAATCCAAGAACCCCTTGTGATGGTTTGTAGATGCCAAGAGATGCATCAGAAGTAAATGCTAATGATGGTAATGGTTTTGTACCATCTCCAATTTTTAAAATACCAGTAGATAGATCACTACCGCCTTGAGAGATACTAAAAATTTGAGAACCAATTTCATTAATTTTTATTCTTTGTTTTTCAAATGTATCAGTTCTAGCGACATTAATTGCTGGCATTTTTTATTAACTCTCTAAGTAGGGATTTGATTTCAGAGACTTCATCCTTCAACATATTTATGTCGTCCAACGCGGAATTCAACTGTCGTTGCTTGCGTCTTGCTTGGATAGCAGAATCGTTGTGATTGACTATGGCACCTGAGGTCTCATCTCTGACAAGACCGTCATGCCCTTTGACTTTAATATAACCCATACGCGGAAATTAAAATGCTGCTACTGCTCTAATATCTTGAATCTTAGGAACAAATGCCGGGTCAACT